CGTAGACCTGCACCCAGATGTCCGTGTAGCCGGCCGTGGTCGCATTGATCGGCAGAGTCTGGCCCCATTGAGACTGCTTGGTGGACGGGTTGACGAAACGAACACCGGTGCACACACCGACGATGCCCGCCGTGGCATTGGCCGGGGTGGTGGGCAGGTTGATGGCCGAGGGCGTGGTGGCCACGATGGCGGGCAAGCCTGCGCTGGAGAGCGCAACCAGACCGCCGACGTAGAACGCCGTGGTGTCCGCGGCGACCTTGTATTCTCGGGTCGCGCTGGTGTTGTTGGGCTGCGAGCCGATCAGCGCGATCGGCTTCAGACCATAGGGGGAAGCGACAGATGCCATTTAAGGACTCCTCTTTCAGTTGGAACCAGAGCCGAAGCTCGAGCCGCGGGTTGTGGACGTTTTGCGTTCCGTGAACAGCGGCATGCGAGCGTCATTGTTTTTCATGAAGCTGTTGTCCACCGATGACATCTGCGCTTCCGCCTGCTGCTGGTAGTAGCGATCGCGCGCTTTGGCTTTTTCCACCGACATCGCGCAGAGCATGAGCCCGCCGATCTCGACGTTGCCGTTGGCGCTATCGCCGGCCAGCTGCAGTTCGGGGTAGTCCGCCGCCTTCACCGGCACCCAACCTTCGCGCAGTTTCTTCGACACGTTGGTTGGGTCCGGTTGACCCAGCACGTGCGTCGCAATCCAGCGATGCACGATGCCCGGCCGCGGCTGCGGGTCCGGCAGATTGGACGGGGGCACGTAAACTTCACGAGCCTCAGAAGCGCGCGACGCCAAGTCGCGGGGGGTGCGGGGTTCAGCCATTTTGGTTCTCCAGTTTTGCTACTTGTGCAGCGTATTGCTGCGGGGTCAGCCCGAGCTTCTCCGCCAGCGCAAGCGCTGTCTTCGTCAGCTGGACTTTTTTCACTCCGGACGAGCGTGTCGCCGGGGCAACGACCGACGCGGGCGGTTTCTGGGAGCCGCGGGGCTGTTCCTTTTCCGTCCTCTGCTCCGGAAACAGATCAGGGAACGTAGCACGCATGCGAGCATTGATGTGCTCGAAGTACTTGTCCGAGGTGGGGTCCACCCCGGCGTTTATGAGTTTCTGATGCACCCCCAGCGCAAAGCTGGTGTGTTCTTCGTTCCCCGTGCGGCCGAACCACTGGTTTTCTTGCTGCCAGCGCAGAGTTTTGTCATCCGGCTGCGGCTCTTCACGAGGCTGTTGATGGGGTTGTACCTCATTTTTCTCAGCCTGTAAAGCGGTTGGGCGGAAATTTTTCGCTTCCCGCAGCTTGATCTTGGCATCCATGAGCTTGTCTTGGGCTGCGACGATCGCTTCAGAGTCGAATGCCTCCTGCGCGGCACGCAGCTCCTGCTTAGCCTGCTCGACTTCGCGCTCCGCCAGCGTCTGGGCCTGCTCGATGTACTGCTTGCTGCCGTCGTCGACGACGCCCCGCAGCTTTTTGTTCTCCTCCAGCACCTGCTTGGCAAAGCGCTCGAGCTCATCTTTCTCGCGAGCGAGTGCCTCTTTGGCACGCCGCTCGTCGTGTCGTGCATGCGTCAGCTCCTTGATGCGGCTCTGCACCTTTTCGGAGTAGTCCTGCATCTCGTCCTCCGACGGATCCGCCACCTCACGATTCAGAGGTGGGCGGCCCTTGTCCTGGGGAGGAGTATCGTCAATTTCTTCGATCTCGATCTCCGGTGCTGCCAACGCCGCGGCGTCGGACTTGGCCGCAGCCTTGGCTGCTTGCTCGTCCGGGAACTCAAATTCTTCAGTAGCCATGGTTACCTCCTGTTACACGCGCTCGACGCCGCGCGGATCATCCACGACGCACTCGATCTGGTCGTCGTTCAGCACACGGAACTCCTTGTCGAACACTTTGAATCGGGTGCCCGCGTAGGTCCGCACCAGCACGAAGTCTCCTTTCTTGCACCACGGGCCGGTCGGGAACTTCGCCTTGTCCGAGTAGGCCATGTCGCCGACGTCGAGCACGAAGAGCACGACCGTGGCGTGGGCGTCCTGCTGCGCATACGCTTCTGGACGAAGTAAGTTTGTTCCTTCGTACGTTTCCTTGGCTTCCGGCACAGCGCACAGCAGCTTGTAGCCGACAGGGCGCGGAAGGTACCGGCCACCCTCGACTTCCCGCGGGGTCTCCTGCACCTGTACCGTCTCCTCCATCGAGGTTGACATGGTAACGCCCGGGGGCAGGATCAGGCCCGGACTTGTGATGATCGAGGGGGCATCAGTCGTCATTTTCTTCAGCTTTCTTGAGCAGGGCCAGTAGGTTTTCCTCTGCGATGGCAAGGCCCCGGATCACCCCGCAGAGTTTTTGGTACTCGTCGTAGGACCTGCACACGCCGTTAGCGAGGTCGTCCGAGTAGTTGTTCATGTCCCTGCGGATGCTTTTCTGCAGGGCTTCAGCAAAATCCTTGAGCATGTGTCACTCCTTCTTTTTGGTTGACGCTGCAGTGCTCTGCAAGCTCTGGTTGAACTGCTGGTCCTTGCGCGCGGCGCGCTGCTCGCGCAGCTGCGATACGTGCTTGGCACCGTCGACCAGGATCCCTGCGGTCTTCAGGTCCGCGTCGATCCCATCTTTGCGTGCGCGCAAGTCGATCTCGTCTGCCTTGGCTGCCAGATCGCCGACGACTTTCTTCTCCTTGATGTCGAGCTCGCGCCCGCGCAGCGCCAGCTCCTGCTGCTGCATCTGCAGAACTGGATCCTGCGCCTGCTGGGCCGCCTGCTGCTGCGCTGCCTGCTGCTGACTCTGCTGGAGCACCTGACTGGCTGCCTGAGCCATCATGCCGGACAGCGCAATCTCGACCTGCGGCGGCAACTGCTCGCCTTCAGGCGGCAGCGGCATCCCAAGCTGCTGCTCGATCTTCTGGCGGTATGCGTAGCCTACGTGCTCGGCCACGTGCGCGTACATGGCCGCCTGCAGCTGCTGCGCCTGCGGGTTCTGGCCGATCAACTGCATCGTTACCGGGTCCTGCATGGCGGACATGTGCACCTGGATGTGCGACTCGTGGTCCTGGTACTGGAACGCCTTCACCGGTGTGCCCTTTAGCACAGACATGTTCTCCGTCACCGGGTCCTGCGGTTTCTGGTCATCCGGCAGCGGCACCAGCTTGTCCGCGTTCTTGATCCCCAGCACCTCCAGCATGCCGCGGTGCAGCAGCGGTTGGTTGTAGATCTGCGGCGCCGACTGCGACAGCTGAATCACCGCTTGGTACTGGATGATGCGCTGACTCAGCGTCGAGGCATTAGGGTCGCTCACAGGGATGATGTCCACGTGCGAGTAATCCGCCTTGCGCGCGCCGCGGGTGTTCGGCTCCGCATCGTTGCCGTCCGGATCGTAGTCGTACACCTCGGGCGTATGGTCCCGGATGATCTCTGCCAGCAGCCTCAGCTCCTGCTTGAGGCTGTAGTGCAGCCGCGCCTGGATGGCTGTCATAACCTTGAGTTGGCGCTCCAGCAGTGCCAGTGTGGTTCCCACTGGCGCCTGGGCACTCATGTCTGACACCTTCATGTCAGCCGTCGCGGCGAAGCGCCGCCCTTCCTCGACGATGGTGTTGAGCAGGTTGTACAGCGTCGCGCTGGGCTCCTTGTACGGTAGCGGCAGGATGTTGTCGCGCAGCGTGCCCGAACCGATGTCCACGTCACGGAACTCGCCCGGGGCGATCGGCGTGTCATCACCCTTTATCCGCAGCGACTTCGTTTTCATGCCGCCCGGCAGGTTGGCCAGCGTGCCGGCGTCCACCAGCTGGCGCATGATCGACGTGGCGCTCTTGGCGAAGCCCCCGATCAGGTGGAACAGGCCGAAGCCGTAGGCGCCGAAGCCCGGGATGTACTTGTAGTGCACGAAGTGCTGGCGCTTGAGGTACTTCTCGTCCTCCTGCAGCCAGTTGCGACGAATGGCCAGCACCTCGTTCGTTCCCTTGACCATCGTCACAACATACGGCACGGCGATGTCGCTGCCGGCCCCGAACTTGTCGCCCTCGATGATCAGGTCCGCGTGGCTCTCGTAGAGCACATGACGCTCATCGTTGATGTCGCTGAAGCCAGTCTCCTTGTCCTTGGCCTGCTTGATGTCGTCGGAGTCGTGCTGGGGCTTGTCATCGATCAGGCAATCGCGGTAAAAGCCCGCTTCCTGCAGCTTGCGGATGTCGTTGGCCGTCTTGCGCATGACGTGCGTCACGCGGTGTGTCGTGTTCATGTCCGTGCAGCCATACGGCAGCAGCACGTCCTCGGCCGGCACGAAAACAGACGTCTGGCGCCCCAAATTGGGGTCGAAATACACCTTTTTGAAGGCAGAACCGGTGGCCGGGAGGTTCCACAACATGGTCTCGTGCTCGGCGCGGAACTCGTGCATCACGTCCGTGAGCTCGTAGTTCATGTCACCCTCGACCCGCGCGGCCGCTTCTTTCTTATCCGGCGTCTCTTTGCCGATGATTTTGGTGCGCACGGGGCCCTGTGCAGGAAAAGTCTCCGTGATCGCCTCACTCTGGAAGCGCACCACAGCCTCGGTGATCAGCGGGTGAAACACCCCGCAGGCGCCATCCCACGGTTCCGTGCGATCCTCGTACTGCAGGCCCAGCAGCTTGAGCCCTTCCGTGTACGTTTTCTCCCAGTCCTTGCGAGACGTGCGGTCATTCTCGATGTCAGTGGATAGCTCAGACGCGATCGTCTGCAGCACACTTGGTGCTAGCGCCTCGGCGAGGTTGTCGTCGAACGCCTGCTCGGGCTCCGCCTCGTCTGCTGTCGGCTCGGCGTCGCCCTCGGTAACCACCTCGATCTCGATGCCCTGTCCGTCATCCGCCGGCAGCCCAGTCGGCGCTTGGTAGAGGCCCTTGTCCACGTTCGTTGCCATCTTGTTTCCTTACTCAGTAGTACGCCGCGCCGCGCCGGCGGAACATCTTCGGCTCGTCTGGCTCATCAGACGCCAATCGGATTAGACCACCTTGGCGAAAGCGCATCAACGCCTGCGATGTGCAGTCGACGAACTCATCATGCTCCCCGTTGGGGAACTCTGCCACCTGATCTACCACCTCCTTGGCCCAGCACGTATCGGGTATCCAGACCATGCCGGAGGCGAAGATGTCCGCCACGGAGTTGATTCGCACGCGCTTGTCCGCGCCGCGGCTGGGGGTGTACTCCGACACCGGGACCCCGATCGCGCGCAATTCCTGGATCAGCGGCGCGCCGGCGGCCTTTTTCTCAATCAGCACCATGTCCGGCTCCCACTCCCTGAAGTATGCCAGCGCGAACTTCTTCAGATCCGGGAACTCCTTGCGACCCTGCCACGCATCCAACAGGATCAGGTGGTCCTGCTCCTCTTCCTCGTTGAAGAAGATCCCCCACGTCATGACGGCGCTGGGGTCGGACGCCGTTTTCGTCTCGTGCGCCGTGTCCCAGCTGTGCAAGATGATGTCGCACGCCGGCGGCTTGTTGCTCGGCCACGTCCGCCACCACTCCCGCTTGACCAGCGCCCCCTCCTCGGAGGTGGGCTCCTGCATGTACTGGGCCGCCCAGAACTGCGGGAACATCCCTGCCTTCTTGGCAAGAAGTTGCTCCAAAGGCCACTGCTCTGGCCACAGGCTCTTGCCCGAGGGCATGATCGCCGGGAACCGCACCTCGTGCCACGGCAGGCTGTCCGGGTTGTTCTGTGCCCACGCCAGCGCGCGCCCGATCGGGTCCTTCTTCCCCCAGCGCGTCCCGATCATGATGATCTTCCCCCCGGGCATCAGGCGCTGCAGCGGGCCCACCTGCATGTATTCCCACGCCGTGGCGAAGGCCGTGTCCGGGTTGCCGTTCAGCACCGCCTGCTCCGACACGAGGTCATCGCCTATCAGCAGATCCGCGCCGCGGCCGGCCACCGAGCCGCCGATACCCACCGCCAGATACTTGCCCCCGCGGGTCGTGCTCCAGTCGTCGGCCGCCTTCTTGTCCTGCGCCACCGTGGTGTCGGGAAAGATCTCCCGGTAGATTGGTGATCCGATCAGGTTGCGCACCTTGCGCCCAAAGTCTGTCGACAGGCCGGCCGTGTGCGTCACCATCATCACCTGATGCGCCGGGTTGTGCCCCAGGTACCACGCCACGAATAGGTACGCGATCGTCTCCGACTTACCGAACCGCGGCGGCATGCTCACCGTCAGCCGCAGCTCAGCTCCCGACAGTACGTTGTGGAGTAGTGGTTTGAGGTGCCGGTGGTGGGGCCCCTCCTTGAACTGCATGGGGTAGACCGTGTGGCAGAAGACCAGAAAGTCCTTGCGCGCACCCTCCACCTTGCGCTTGTGCTCCAGCTCGTCGAGCATGGCCAGCAGCTCCTCCTTCTCCACGTTCTGCATGGAAGGCAGCGCCGCCAGCAGCCGGTCGACGGCGTCGGGCGTGAGTTCGGGGAGGGGGAGTGTCACTTGACTTCCAGGGTCTGGACGTCTTGGGCGCTGGCCGGCACCAGCCGGGCGAGCCGCTCGCGGATCCGCGCCTCGAGCTCATCGGCGCTGGCGTTCCTGTGCACGACCTCGGAGCGTTCGGTGAAGGCGCCGACCTCGGTGATCTTCCCGGTGAGCTCGAGCGCGCGCAGGCGTATCTTCGGATCGGGGTTCTTGGTCTCCTCCAGCAGCTTGGCTACTACATACCCACGCAGCTCCTTGGCCTGCTCTACGAAGTCCCAGTCGTACTCACTGAGCATACCCGCCAGATGTCGTACCGCCGCCGGCGCGCGCAGGGCCATGATCGCCTTCTTGCGCGCAGCTTCTTCCTGGTCGGGGTTGGTGATGGCAGCGAACGCCGTGCGCACAGTGTGCGCTTGGTCCGCAGACAGGATCTCGTCGTCGGCCGTGCCGAGCGAAGCGAGAAAGGAGGCTGTGCTCGCCTGTCCGGAAAGCAGCGTCGTGGAGTCCACGTCCTTCAGGTCGATGAAGTCTTCAGGATCCAGCTCAGTGATGTGCTCCAGTAGCGTGCCCATGTTTCCTTTGCGCCACTTGGCTTCGGCGTGGGGCGAGTGTACAATGGAATTGCTCCAGCTAGCAACTGCAGCGTGTCATTCTCCAAAGGTCGGGTTGCACCCCACCATTGGCCCGGCGCCGCAAGACGCCGGGCTTTTTCTTTGGGCTTACGCTGCCGGCCCCGCAATCGTGTCCTGCACCGGCGTGAAGTCAACGTAGACCTCCATGCCGACCGGGAACTGTGCGCCTACCGCGGCGCTTACCACCGACAGTTTGATCTCGCCGCCGGGCGTGGCCTCGAAGAAGCGATGGTTCTCATCACTGCCTGAAGTGACCGGGTTGAGCGTAAGGGAATAGATCAGTTGCCCGGGTTTGCCCCAGTGCGCAGTTTGTGTGATGGAACTGACTTTGAACTTTGCTAGCATGATGTTTCCTTTGTGAAGTTACGGGGGGTTTCCCCACCTGTAGTATATCCCGATTTTTTAAAAAATTTTTATAGTGGGGGCTCACTTCTGGAGTCCCGTGTTTTCCTACGATTCGCTGCTTGTTCTTTTGCTGTAGCCCAGCGGCAGTTGCTTGGTTCGTAATTCCCGTTGTTATCTTTGCGGTCTATTGAGGCCCCAGGAAACGGCGGCTCCCCCATATCTGCGTAGAAGTTTTCGAAGGAATACCAGCGCTCACAGACCCGAATTCCACGGCCCCCATAGTTGCGGTACGACTCGTGCTCGGGCCACGTGCAGCGAGACACCATACCTTGCCATCGTGCATATAGATGTTTTAGCGGGTGTCCTTGTACGCTGTACCCTTCGCTGTAGCGCTGCGCTTTTTTGCCAAGCCGCGTAGCTCGTCTACAGCCACAAGACGTCGTGTTTCCACACTGCAGCTGGTGTGCCCACGTAAAAAACTTCTGTCCACACTCGCAAAGGCACAGACACCGTCTGCGGCTAGGGGGCTTGCTTCCTTTGAAAATACGTGACCGGAGCACCGTGCAGTGTGCGTAAGATGTCTGTAGCCTACTTGGTTTTGCCATTGTTTACTCCAAAGTTGAACTGTGTTTATTTTATGCTGAAAATTTTTAAAGTCAAATTGTGTTTATTTGGTGAGAAAACGCGCCAAACAGTGTTCATGGCGGCATGGTCACCCTCCTTCGCATACAGGGGGGATGCCCGCCGGTGGGGTCAGCCGCCAGCCGAATCGCTCCACAGCTTATTACATATACCCTCATGTCGTATAATAGAGTCAGCTAATCGATACTGATTGGTTGCTCTGGTAGACAGCGTGTCTACTACACATGGAGAATGTAATATGACTAACGTAATCAGCACCCTGAAGAACGCAATCGCTGCGATGGCTGACTGTGCCATCGAGTACAGCAAGCGTGCAGAGCAGGTGCGCTTCATCCGTGCACGTGGCGAGGCCACGGACAACGAGGTGCGCGAGCTGGTGCAGGCCGTGCTGCTGGCCAAGGTGAAAGACTACAAGGATCAGGTGCACCCCGAGAGCGGCAAGCCGGCCAAGGGCAGCGCGTATCAGCGTGCTGTCAGCCGCATGATGTCGGACACCAATCCGAACAAGGGTGTGCATGCGAACCACGAACGCAAGGCACCGCGTGTGCCCCGCGAGTTGCAGGCAGCCGTCGACAAGCTGCTTACGACATACGACGCGGCTGTGATCCGCGCTGCTCTGAAGCGCGCCGCCTGAATTCCAATGGCGGTTTCTGCGCGGGGGCTGGGTGAACGATGGGGTTATGCCTATTCCATCTCACATCACCCAGCCCCGCGCCTTCTTTCCTTCCATACAACACACGGAGCCCACTATGTCTTTCCACATTGAACCCTGCGAGCATGGCTATCAGCTGTCCATCTTCTACCGCGGCGTGTCCACTGTCCAATGGTGCAGCACCTTGGACGAGGCTATGGACTGCGTGCGCAAGGAGTTCGCGCAATGACCTACGATCCTGACGGCGCCACGGCCGTTACCATCCTCGTGGTGATCATCGTGATCATCGCTATCTGCCTTGCCCTTTGGGGGCGTGAGTAACCGGAGAATCGACATGCCTAAAACAATCTGGACCATGCGCGTGCCAGTCTTTTCCACTGCACATCTACCGAGCGCCGAGCACTTGGCCGGCAACAGCAACGCTGTTGCCTACGACTGCGGATGGTTCGTCCGCATCAGCGATTTCGAAGACGACACCATTCTGCACAACGTGCATCAATGGATGCAGGCCAACGGCTTCGAAAACGAGCACTGGGCCCG